GAGGTTCGCCTGCTTGTTTTGGAGATCGAATGCCTGGCCCTGCAACGTCCGCTGCGATCCGCCCGTCGACGCGAGCGCAGCATACGGATTCGCACCGTAAGTCGACGATTGGCCGCCCAATACGTTCGGGTTGATGTTGCCGGTCCTGTCCACCACGTCGAGATATTGCGACCAGTCGAAGGCGCGGTCGCTCTCGAACGCCTGCCGGTTTGCCATGTACGCTTGCAATGCCCGCTGGAATTCTGCGTTCGTGAGCTGCGAATTCGCGAGGACATCCGCCCGGTTCTCGCCGCGGAGCGCGAGCTCGTATGCGCGTTCGTCTTCGAGAATTTCCTGAATGAGTCGCTGACGCTCGGCGCCGACCGTGTCCTGCAGCGCCTTGTACTTCGCGTTGATCTCGTTTTCGAGTTGGGCGAGCGCCTGATTGACGTTCGCTTGACGCGTGAGAAGGTCTTCCTGCATTTCGCGGTCAGTCCGGGCACGTTCCTGCTCGATCATGCCGAGTGCGTAGTCGCTGCGGCCGCTGAACGGCGACAACCGGCGGGCGTTCTGCACATCCTCAACCGCGCGGTTTTCGCCGATGTTTTGCCGCGTGCGGTCATAGCTCGTTTGCAGACCTTGAAGCTGCTGCTCGGCCGTCATTTGAGCTCTGGCGATGGCCTGATCGGCCGCGGACCGTTGCCGCTGAAGCTCGGCCGCAATTTGCTGATCGACGTATGCCTCGATCGCCGCCAGATCGCGGACCGGTATCGCCGGCTGCGGGATCGGAATCTGCTGCGTCGGCGTCGGCGGGACGAACGCTCCCGGATTCGGGACAGACATCGGTTGCGGGATTGTGGGGGGCTGAGTGTTTTCAGGCGGATTATACCCGAGATTGACCCGCAGATACTTTTCCTGCTCGCTCGTGTCCAGCCCTTGCGCTTTCCGCTCGGCAATGACCTGTAATGTCCGATCAATTTCACTTTGGCGGAATGCCGGGTCAGTCGCGATCTTTTGCTGATTCGCTTCAATCGCCCGGTTGGTCGCGGCGTTGGTGCCGTAGGTCGCGCCGCCATAGCCGGTTGCCGGAGCGGTTCCTTGCGAGATGGCGGCGTTCGTGATCGGCTTGGACGGTTGCGGGATCGAAGGGTTACCAGTATTCGCAGACGGTTGTTTCGGCTGCGGGATCGGCGTCGATGGTACGGATGCCGCCGTCACCGGTTTGGTCGGCTGCGGGATCGCGCTGGAAGTGCTCGACGAAGTTGTCGTAGGCTGCGGAATGGACTGATTCGACTTGATCGCATTTCCGAGCGCTGTCCCGAGGCCTACTAGGCCCGATGTCGGTTGCGGAATCGCTCCCGCTCCTGACGTCGCTCCAGCCGTCTGAACCGGTTTGCTTGGCTGCGGAATTGCATTCGTTGATGGCTGAGACGCAGTAACGGGCTTGCTCGGTTGCGGAATGTTTAATGTCGATCCAGGAACGGTAACCTTGACAGATTTGACTTTGACCGTGTTGGCCATAGCGACACCTCCGGAAATAATTCATAACCTGCTGAGCTCTTCGACCAGATGCTTAACATGCAATGCATTGCTGTGGATGCCATGCCCTCCGCGTATGATTCCGAATACTTCGCCAGACGAATTAACCATGACGCCGCCGCTGCTTCCTGGCGCCGTGTCGGCATCACTGACTATTGCCGAATAATCATAGTCGAATTCCAAAACAGATTGGATGGTTCCTTCGCTCAACGTGAACTTTGAATCCGGATACCCGAGCACATACACCTTGTCGCCCTTCTTCGGCTCCGTCTTTGCCAACTTCAACGATGGATAACCGGGCAGCCGGAATGCGGCGAGATCAGCGTCGGGATTGTCGAACACGAGATTTGCCGCGACCTTCTCGACCTTGCCGCCGAACCGCACTTCGATTTGCGCCGCACCGGCCACGACGTGATGGTTCGTGATGATGAGATCGTTATATACGAATCCGGATCCTTGGCTGAAATACCGCCCGGTTGAGTCCAGCGCATAGATAATTGGCACCGATTCGCCGATCTTGTTCAGCTCCGCCAACGAAAGGCTCGGTTGAGCTTCCGGCGGAATGATAATCTCCGGCGTCGTGATCTTCGCGGAATACGTCGCCTGGTCCCACTCGACGTATGCGCCCAGCGCCTCCGCGACGGCGCGCAGCGGCAGCATGGTCGATCCGTCGATGATCTGGCCCGGAACGGTCGATTTTACTTCCTGGCCGTCGACAAACACGCGAACGATCGGTCGGCCATTGTACAAGCCATTCACAGCCGCGAATGCCGTGCCGCAGGTAAGCGTGAACAAGACAAATGCAAGAAAGAGTTTCCGCCGCATCCTATTCCACCTTCTTCAAATTTGGTAAGTATATTCTACCATGAGTGGAAGAATTGTCTGTGGCTCAAGCCATAATGACCTCATCTCGCATCACTCTGCGACCGCATTTTGTCGCTGAAAACGACGGTGATCGGCCCGCCGCCCTCGCCGGTCATCTCGACTTTGTCGCGGAACATGCCGAACCGTTTGCCGAGCAGTTCCAACGCCTTGATCTTGTCCGCGATCCGGATCTCGCGCTCAATTCCGTATCCGTCCGGGGTCGGGATCTTCCGAACCTTCACGGCCGCGATTGCGGAACGATCATCGGGCGACGTTTCCGGCCGAATCTCGCCCGTGTTCGTGTCGATAATCTCGGTCGGATCGCAAAACGCAATGCGCGCCAGTTCGCGAATGATGCGTTCCTGGGTGACGCCAGTTCTGCGGGACTGTTCGGCGAGTCGTTCGTCGATATACGCGCGAATGCTGGGTTTCGCTAACAGTCGGGCAGCCTGCTCATTCGCCGATCTCGGACTATATCCTGCGCGAATAGCGGCCTGCGTTCCGTTCATGTCGATCAGCCATTCATCCGCGAAACGCTGTTGTTTCGGCGTCAGTTTTGCCATCCTCACCACCCCTCTATGCCAGCATCGGACTTTGTATAATAAACAGCAGTTTGTGCGAAGCAGCATTAACCGCTCCGCACAATACCAACTGGTCATACAGCTTCGCGTGCGTTTTCGGCCTCTGGCGTATCGCTGACGAGGCTTTCGAGAAACTCCTCAGCTTTGGTCGTGTCAACGCCTTTCGATTTGAGATATGCTATGAGTCCTTCCACGTCGATTACCATCGCTCATCCCTCCGTTCCGTTTTCAAACCGCACCAGTATTTCGTCCCGTTCCTGACGCAACGCGTCGATCCGTTCACGCAATGCGGAAGTATCTTTCAGTCCCGACTTGTGCAGTTCGCTGATGCGCCTTGCGAGCCGCGCATGCTCCTGGGCAATTTCAATCAGGCGATCACCGTATTCCGATTCAACGGCCAGCATGATGGCGCGTTTACTGATGGTCGACATGATGCCGCTCCCAGCGCTTCGCATGCCGCTCTGCGGAGCTTTCTCATAGAACATGGCTCATCGCTCCGTTAATTTTTAGTACATCAAATTGCTTCACGCTCGCCGATCACTTCGCCCCGCTCGTCGATAATCCCGAGCATGAACGCCAGTTTTGCCATGGCTCGATCCCGTATCTTTCCGAATGTCTTGTCGGTGATCGGCGGGTCGAAATCCTGTGTGTACACGTGGTAATCCGTGATGTAATCATAATCTTTGCACATGTACCGTTCCCGGATCAGGAGTGCTTCTTTCGTCGGCAGTTCGTTGACTGCACGCTCGATCCGCTCGACGAATACCCGGCGCCGTTCCCGCTCGTCGACATTATGGATTGCCGCTTCTGCCGTCTGGTTGATGATCTTGTTGTTCCGTCCACCCTCGCGCTGCTCATACCTGGCGGTTACGATTGCCTCGTGCTCTTCGTAACTGCTGAACTTATACACGCGATACTTCGCCAGCATTTTCTCGACTGTGCGGCGTATCGCCTTCTTCTTGGCTCGCGGCAACGTGTCAAACATTTGAATCCTACACGCTCCTTGGGTAAAATTGTTTTACCCTGAGATCACGGCAACCATCGTTTCAAAGTTCGTATGGATCATCCGCTATGTTGATCGGATCATCAAGCCAATCCGACATGGCGAGGTGGTCATTTTTTTTGTGTTCGAATGTATCCCGATGTATATAGGACTTTGACTCGTTACGCGTGAGGGGGTTTCTTTTATTCTTTTCATTCTCTATCATTCTTTCATCATTCTTGTTTATATCCATCGACTGTTTCCTGGCTTCTCCATCAACTGTTGCTTTACTGTTACCCCAATCATCATCACCTTGGTAAACATCGTGATTTATCAGGGTGATTAACGTATATTGCCTGTTACCCCGTCCGCGCTCTATCGAGATCATTCCTGCCTTCACCATCCATTCAAGGATGGAGGAAACCGTCTTCGGATTCGGCTCCCTCCATTTACGCCCCTCGTAATATCCGATTCCATGCGC